TTTAACACTAATTTGCACTTCCCAAACAAACAAATGTTCTGTATAATATTAATATATAATATAAAAGGAAGTGCATTTTGTGAAGGTATTATCCCAAAATATTGAGGTTATTTGCCACTTTGACAAGATTGGAAAGATTAAACCTATTAGATTTAAAATTGAAGAAGATAATGGATTTAAGGTTATAAATATAGTAAAGGTAATAAGGTTGTGCGGAAACAGGTCTTGGGTATTTACTTGTAACGTTAATATTGATGGATTACAAAAGATTTGCGAAATAAAGTACATGATTGAAGACTGTAAATGGATATTATTCAAAATTTAAATAACCATGTATAATATCCATATATTTGTAGATATTAATAAGGTAGAAAGTTTTAATATTAGTGATTAACCATTTGCTTTTCAGAAAATCAGAAAAAATGAGGTACTATACAAATTCTAAAATTAATTAGAAATTATTGTATAGTACCTCATTTAATCCATTGACATTTATGGTGAATGTTGTATAATATTATTAAGAGAAATTTTAATTTGTAATTGGTATTTCTCTTGATGGTATTTTGTTAGAAGTTAGCTTGTAAAAGTTGACTTCTTTTTATTTGCTTAATCCTAGTTTCATTAATATATATGCAATTAGTCCACCGACAACTGTACTTATTCCTGTATTAATTATATTATTCCAATTCTTTGCTTTTTCTTTTATTGGCTCATTTGTAGCAAGATCCAGTTTCCCATTTAAAGCATTAACTGTTATTTTTAATTCATTTACACTTGCAGTAAGAAGTGCTATAGCAGTATTTAATGAATTTATTTCATCGGTTTTTTTATATAATAAATGTATATCACCTTTAATTGTATCTAATGTTGTCTCAATAATTGCCATTCTTTCGTTTTCACTCATAATTAATACACCTCCTAGTTATTATTATCATCATCTTCTTTAGGCTTCTTAGGTTTTTTTGCTTTTGACCATAAATCACTCCACCAACTCATTAATTTGCACCTCCATTCTGATTATTTGTATTATTATTTCCTGATATAGTAGAATTTCCATTACCATTTATCGTGCTTATTGGATAATCACTCCAAAAATACGAACATACAAAAATACTTATTATTACAGTCATTGCTATTAAACAAGATATAATTGATATTCTTAATGTGTTGTTATATCTTTTTTCCTTCTCTTTATCTTTTACTATATAAGCATCAGATAACTTTGTTATATTGTCTGAAAGGATTTTTATTAAATCATCTCTTTCTTTTACTTGATTTAATAATATTTTAATTAGGTCTGTACTATCCATAATTATGACACCTCCTAGTTAATGAATAAAATCTCCTCCTATTTTATTTTATTTTTCTGTAGTATTGTATAAAATTTTTGGTTTATGTAAATAATATTAATTATAGAATTAAATTAATATTATGCATGGTATTGTTAAATTTAGTTCCATAATAATTTACCTTTATATTTATTTTTAGTTATAGATTAATCTCATAGTTATTTAATTAGGCAAAACATTCACCCAATATTTTTTATCAGAATTTTTGGATAGACTGACTATGAGATTGGTTTTATACACTATATGCAGTATGTTATTATATATAAAACCACAATATATAGATATATTTCCTTTTAAAATTGGCTTTTTATGTGGTTGTTCTAAAACTCGTGTTTTAAACAGAGTTAGAAGTTTCTTTTATTCCCAAATGAATTAGACTGTGATTCAACTACTACTGGTATTTCAATTTCATCTTCCATACCTTCTTCTTTCTTTTTAGATAGTAATTTAATTTGTTTCTTTATAGCATCTCTTATCTCAACTGAAGATTTAGGCTTTTGATAAAATGCTAATGTGGTTGAAACATCCTTCATTTTATATTCATATAGGTTCGTTAATTCCTATACCGTTCTCTTATGAACTGCTTATGATTTCCCATAAGATTAGACTATATCACTCTCCTAGTAGGAGACTCACCATTTCCCTATACTTATAGGTACTTCCCGAAGGAATAGTCGTTAGGCTTTTATATTCTAATAATTTATTTATATAGAATAATTTAGCACGGTAGGTTAGCATGTCTCTTTAAAGATTTAGCCTTCCCCGTATTAAGCGAGTTATTCGAAATGGATTACTCCATTAAGCCACAAGTTGTAGTTTATGGTTTAAATATTTACTAACTAAAGAAGGATCTATACCCTTAGATAACATACTATTAGATGCGGTTTTTCTGACGCAGTGAGACCTAAAGTCATCAATCCCTATAATAGTACCCATCTTTTTAATTCTTGCTTGTAAAGTTCCTTTAGACATTTTTTTATAAACTCCACCGTATCTACTAATAAATAAAGCGTCTATTTCTAAATTATCCATATGTTCTTTTCTATATTCTAACCACGTATGAATTAATTCCACTGTATTTTCATTTACAGATACGTCAATAATATAGCCTTCTTTTTCACGTATATCTCTAAAACAACATTCGTCTACATCATAGCTAGATAGTGTTAATCTATCAATTGCACCAATTCTATTAGCTGAATCCAACATAACGTTCCATAGAACTATATCTAATAAATCAAATTTATTGTCTGGATTTTCTATTAGTCCAGTTTGAATAGCTAATATTTGTTCATCATTTAAAAAATAATTACCTATAATATGTTCTTCTCTCGCCCCCTTCATGCGATCTAATTGACCTTGAAAGGGATGAAATTTAATTTCCTTTCTTTTAACGCTCCATAAAAAGAAACTAGATACTGCTGATATTTTAGTATTAATTATTTTCTTATTATTTTGAAGTGTATCTTGACAAAAAGACATGAACCCCTCCATAATATCAATAGCATTATCACTAAAATCTTCTGAATATAAATCAAGGTTTTCCCATTCCTCAGCAAGATAAACCAAAAATTGGTTGAAATAATTCTCGTAAACGAGATAAGTTGTTTCCTTAACATCCTTGTTCTTTATAATATTACTCTTTAGATATTTGTCATATTTTTTTCTGTTATCTTTATTTACTAAATCGTTTTTCTCCTTTGTGAAATAATGTATATGTACTCTTTTGCCCATATTAAATCAAGTCCTTTCTATTTTTAATTTGTTTTTTACAAACATAATTGTGTTCAAAATATAAATTATTTTCTTCCATAAAATTTTCTATAAATTTATATTCAGACGATTGTTTATCTAATCCATGAAAACAATTCATACTACAGAATATATCTTTTTTATAACATTTATCCAATATTTTACTCATATTAGTATATAAATCTGCAAACATATTTATTGATTTTGTAATTCTATATGTTTTAATTGTTTCAATTAAGTTATTGTATTTATCATAATTTGTATAATTATTTAATATTGTAATAGTTTTATTATTATATTGTATATTTAATTTATTACAAACCTCTTTTATACAATCTATCCTTAATATATTAGCTAAACTACTTATTACTGTTGTAGAATTCAACTGTTCTATTACATAGCTTTTAGGATATATTCCATTAGGTAATTCTTTTAAAAGTTTAATCAATTTAAATTGATTACCTTCTTCCCAAATATTTAAACCTTCCGTAGGCATATTTGTATCAATATTTATAATTTTAAAATAATCTATTAAAATATTATTTATCTTGTCCATATCCCAAAATGGTATTCTTATTAGTGGAATATTATTATCCTCACAATAAGAGTTCTTTGTTGCGTCATTATACTTTGTATCTGCAAATTGTTCTTCTCCATATATAGGTTCATAATGTTGAATCCCATCAAATTCAATCAGAAATATAACTTGTCCATTATTATCTTTTACGGCACAATCAAAAGGCAATCTTGCTTTATTTTTACAATCTTCATACGTATATTGTTGTTTAAATTCTATCCTATTAAACCTTAAAAATATTTCAATTATTTTTTCTCCTTTAGATGTTGACTCACATTTACATCTAGTTCCTCGTATAAAATCTATTGGTCTAATTGAATACATTTTTCCACATTTGTTATGTCTCATTAATATCGTTGTGTCTGTACTTATGTATTCACCTAGAACAGTATATTCTTCTTGATACATTTCATATACCTTTTCTTTAAACCACTGAGTATCTTTTGTAGCTCCAAATCCACAAAATTTACAACCTTTTCCTTGTAAAATATCTCCTGCTTGTCTATCATATACTCTACCGCAAGGGATATGTTTTACAGTAATATTTTCTTTACCACCTTTATATAGTGATAATAATTCAAACTCATTATTAAACAGTTTAGAAGTTCTATCACAAAACTCTTCATGACTTATAAATAATTTATCTGCACCTTTTCTGTGATTACAAATTGGACAGCCATTCTTTTTATTTACTATACTGTCAGGAGTTGTCATAAATTCATTACCACAATTTTCAATATTATGTTTTATCAGAACCTTATTCTTAGCTCCAGTATATTCACCTAAGCAAATGTATTCATCTTCATATAATTCTTTTAATTGAGTTTTAAAATAATCAGTATCTTTATTCATTACTTTATTATTACATTTAGGGCAATGACAACCATTATTTAAAAATCCATTTGCTTGTATACTCCAACTATATGCGTCTTCTTTACATTTAATTGTTATTTTCTTATCACACCCTTGATACTCAGTTAAAAATTCATACTTTTCATGACCTACAATATTTAATACTTCTTCTACAAATTGTTCATGTGTTCTTTTTTTCTTTCCCATAATATAAATTCCTTCTTTCTTATTTATAATTCATTTATTTTTAGACATAATAAAAGGCACTCTAATTCTCTTAGAAATGCCTAATCTACTTATTTATTTCATTATCATATTCTTTTAAATATTCTCTAAGTTCATTGCTATCTTTAAACAAAAATACTTTAAACTTAGTATTATCCTTATCATCTGCAAGTTTAATACAATCATATTTCTTACATAAAAAGTTCATCATTCTCAAAGTTTTACATACATATAATTGATTTTTATAGTCCATCAATTCCACTCTCCATTTAATTTATTTCTTTTTGCTAACTCTAAATTTATTACAATTCCATTTGTTATAAACTAACTCAACATGTTCATTTATTTTATTTTCCTTACTTTCTATGAATACAGAGCATCTTCCTTCTTTATAACTACTACATATTTTGCATTGAGTTTCGAAACATTCAAAGTCAGCCTTGTTATCAAATATTCCTACAGTATTAGTAGGAGTTAAAGTAATTTCAATTCTAGGATTGTTCTTATCTATGTATATCCTATTAGTTCTAGGCATACAATAAGTATCATCGAACCAAACTACTTCACATTCTGTAATTGTATCTTGTGTTAATTTTTTTAAGTTATCAGAATCTCTTCCTTTTTTATTCATATATACAACTTCATCAAGATAACAATATTCAAATTCTAATAACTTTTCCCAACCTTGTTTAATGACTTCTTGCTTTATGTATTCTCCATTTATACTTTTATAATCTTTTCCTTCTTTTTTTAAATAAGTTGATCCAAACTTATTTCTACCATAAATATGATTAATTGAACTTGGTAAAGGCAATGTCAACTTTAATACTTGTTTTTCTTCCATATATTTCTCCTTTCTAATTTCTATTTTTGTCATAATAAAAGAGCCTGTACAATTTCGTACAAACTCAAAGTAATAATATTTAATAGCAAATTATCCTCATAATATATCCCACTACACCCTCCTATTCACCTCATTTTAAAAATATATCCTCATGTTAATCCTTATAACATCCTTGTTTTCTAAATTGACGTTTCGCAAATAAGCATATAAGTCCTTATTGTATCCTCATTAAAATTATGGTATAATTCCCTTAAAAGGTGGGGTACAAATGCTAAATTTTAAATTTAAATTCAATTATTGTAAAAATTCAATCAGAAAATCTTTTAACACTACTTTGGACAAACAATTGATCGATGAACTTAAATACATAAAAGACAATACGGGAATACCAATATCTAAACTTATAGAAGTAGCTATGCAACCACATTTACAAAGCCAAGAAACATTCGATAATTTTATGGATATGGTTAGAAAATATTAAGTAGGAGAGTATTAAACTTTTCTACTTATTTTATACTGACTTTGACTATCTTTTACTATTAGTGATGAATTTGAACGTATTTTTATAACACAACTATAGGTATAATAGGTTTTTAAAATTTTAAATTAAATTTAAAACCCATATACGAATAACTAGTTTTATGATATAATAATTATTTAATACTAAATTGCACAAAATAAAGAGTAGGAAAGAGTTAACCCACGATGGCTCGTCTTACTCTTTATTTACAGTATTTACAAATGATTAAATATATGTTATAATAACAATGACTTAAGATATAAACCACAGTCTTAAGTCTCCATTTAAAAAGCAAGATTCAAGCCCTTGCTTTTTATTTTATAAAATTTTACACTTTACAAACACATTAATTTGTGTTAAACTAAAAGAGTAATAAAGATTGATTTTATTTAATCAACTTCTTTTATTATTTAGTTAATTTGTTTATATTTGTAGAAAATAGAGTAGTGATATCGACTACTCTATTTTATTTTTGAATAAAATGCTAGTTTTACAATGCCTTATTAATTTATTGAGCTTGAGTTTCTGTTTGTGGATAACATGTATCTAATAAAGCTAATAAAGAATCTGCTTCATCAGAAGTTAAATAATTTTTTAATAACCATGTTGCAATAACAGTTTCATAATAACTTCTATCATGTTTTGCATGATTAGTATTTATGTCATATTCTAAAACTTTTTTAAAACTTGCCATTTGTATCACCTCCTTTCACCTCCTATTAAGTAGTTGGTAATGTTGTTGTTATTACCATTTCTATTAATGAATTAACTAA